ATCCCTCCTTCAAACTCTTTTCTTACCTTTTCAAGAGGTAAATAAGTAGGCATAAGAATTTGATATTCTTCTGGAATTTCTAAATAGGTATAAACAGCATCATTTATCATTTCAAAGGCATCCTCACTATTTTTTGTTCTTGTTGATGTATTACAACCCTCAAGATTTTTTACTTGAATAAAATAACCCTCATCATCATCAAAGGGTTCAATTTCTACAAATAAGGCATCAGGAAACCTTTTTTGTAGTTCAATTTTTTTATCAGTTCTAATTTTTTTAAGAAAAAGATTAAACATAAATTTATGTTTATTTAATTTTAATTTAAATTTAATTTAATTATTACTGTACCTCTATTTTTACTTTACTCTTTTTAAAGAGCCTGTCAAGAGCCAGAAGAAGATAATGGCTTTTATTGCATCTCATCCATAATTTCATCAATTATATCAATAGCTCTTTTGCAAACAGCAATAAATCCATTTCGAACAGCTTTTATCTCCTTCTTGTTTAAGTTAACCTCATTAAGCCAAACGCCTTTGGATCTTGAAAATCCCTCGATGTTTTTAATTGTTTCTGATATAGCAATTCTTACATCTGCAGCTCCGCTCATCAGAGCATAACAATAATCTTGCTCTTTTGTTGTCATTGATTCCCATTCTTCAATTTTCTCAACAGGTAAAAGATGTTCTAATTCTTTTTTTAGTTCTTCTATTTTTTTCATATATTTAATTTTTAGTTAATTTTTTTTATCGACCTTTATATTCTATTGCTAAAACTTTTTTAATTTATTAAAATGAAATTATTGGGAGAACGCCAAACCGTACTGGACGGGAGACAGAAAACTCCTGATAAAATAGACAGATTTGTTCTTTTCATCTCTTCTATTTTCCATTTTCTGTTTCAATTCCAGTTTCTAACAATTAAATATAAATTTATGAGATTATCAAAAGAAGAATTAGAGAAAAAGATTTGGTATAGAATTTTAAAGATATTATTTATACTCGCAGGCGTTTTTGTTGTTGTTTGTGCAATTTCACTTTTTCTTGACTATATGCCACAAAATAGAACTCGTTGGGATTTTATTAAAAAAGATTATGTGGTTTTCAAAATTGGTAATTGGGACAAAGCTATCGGAATTTCTTTAATAACAATTCTGGCTGGATTTATTTTATTGTTTATTGTTAAAGAAATATTTTTTTATATTATTTATGGCAAAAGAGACAAACCAGTTATAGAACGAATAAAGAAGTTTTTAAGAATAAAGAAATAAATCTATGGGTTGTCCTAAACTTCCACCCCCAAGAAATAAATGGGAAGAAGTATCTGAAATCATAGGAGGTATAACTTTTTTCTTAGTTATAATTGCTGTTGTGGTAATGATTGTTTTAAGCTTGCTTTAAATAAATTTATGAAACACATCTAATTATCTTTTTGGGTAATTATTTTTTATTGACCTTTTTTAAAAGCTCTAAGAAGTTATCCCAGTCATCTTTATCAATAGAGATTCCTTTTTTTGTTGCAACCAATTCATCTGTACTATCTTTTCTGACCCAAATTCTCAAATCAATATAAGTCTTACCCTTAAATTCTGATTCACTAATTACAATGTCCTCAAAGACTGATTTTGGCATTTTTGCTAATTGTTTTGATTTATTCCTCATCTGGATCTTTTTTAATCATAAAGACTTCAGGAGTACATCTTTTCTTTTGCTGAACAGCAAAGTAAGATGAAATTGCCAAACTAATAACGTGATCATCGTGAGCTTTACTCGATCCTTTGCCGGTTTTAGTATCAATTCTATATCCATAGCTCTTACTTACCATTTGTACGCTTTTAAGCTCATTTATAAGCTCTTTGTGAGGAAATATCTTGATCCTTCTATTATGGAACAAAAAGAAGAGATTTTGAGCTATTTTATTGACATTCGGAGCAGAAAAAGGAAACTCCTCGATTGGTAAATTCTTCTTTTTTAAAGTTTGAATTAGCTGAATTGCTTGCCAAGGATCACAAATTATCCGGCAATGATACCTTTGATAAGCATCAAAGACATAATCTTCAACTTCTTTAATGTCTTGAGGATTTTCACGTGTGCCTTGCCACGTTTGAATCTCATCAACAACAACACCTTCAATTTTTGGATCATAATGGCAAATTGTAGTAACAGTCCGATCGTGCTTAATCCCTAAATCCAAGCCAAGAAAATATTGAAACTTAGGATCGCTTTTGACCTGTGGAGATAAGTTTAAATCAACACAACCATCAATATCAGAAGATTCAAAAAAGGAATCAATGCTATCTACCCATTCGCAGCGATGCAATCTGGCAAATTCAGTCGGATGGAGTATTTTCTTTTGCTGTTCGAGATAATCCTTCTTAACCCAGCTTGCAAGATTCTTTGTACTATGGAAAAAGAACATTCTCTTGTTTCGCTTCTTGACTCCATCAGAATAAAGTCGATAAAGTAAGGAATCTTGAGAATATCCGGCGTACGTTATAACAAAAGTCATCGGATTTTTTCTTGTTGGCGGTAATGAAACTGCTGTCCAAAGGTCATCATTTTGTTGAGTCCATAATTCGTCAAAGATAACAAAACTCGGGTTTATGCCGTGCAAGGTTGGAGCATCAGATGAAACTGCTCTTAAAAAGCCCCTTCCTGTCTTTAATTCAATAAGGTTGCTTGTGATATTTACCCTCTCATACAAAGCGGGATTTCTTCTCAAAGCAGCAGTTACCATTCGAAAAACAATGTTGCTCTGATCCAGATCCCCGGAGCAAAGATAAACTTCGGCATTTTCACAATCATAAAACAAAGCCCATAATGCTGCCAACGATGCCAGCGTACTTTTGCCATTCTTTTTTGGAATCATTAAGAGAGCTAATCGATATTGTCTAACACCTGATTTCCTTCTTTTAAAAATCTTAGTTAGTAATTTCTTTTGCCACTTCTCAAGAACAATCGGCTTGTTGGTTTCAGGGATAAAAAATTGCTCCTCGGCAAACCGAATTATATCCTCTTTATAAAGAGTTTCCTGAATCGGCAAAATAAAATTATCTTTTGCTTCTGCATCTAATTTATACCTTGATTGTTGCGTAGCCATAGTGATTATATGCTCATACAAGCTAATATTTGCCTCTATAAGCCATTTTGAAGCTAAAAAGGGATATTATCACCTTAATTTCTTTAAAGGTCTTGATTTAGCTTCTCTTATTTGTTTATTTATTAATATTAAAATTCCTTGCTTCATCTTTTCAGCATCATAATCAAAGCATTCCTCATACGCTTTGAACCAGAAGTCATCTTTGATCACCCATTCCTTTTGATTTCTCAACCAGTCAGACCGGTTTCTCTTCTTACTAACAGCAATCCGAAAATGACCTCGCTTAGTAATACAATCAATATAATTCAACAGGACAGCTTCGATCAGCTTTTCGTATCTGTTGCCATCATCTTTTTTAGCTACGGAATGGAATGCCATAAACAATATGATTAATGATTATGATTCATTACATAGCTCATAAAAAGCCCACCCCCCTTTTTTTAACTATTCTTACGACCATTTCCTAACAGAAAAGCCAAGGTAAAAAGACTAATGTTTTTTTACTTTTTTTTACTCCATACAAACCAGAGAATATATACACTTTTTAAGGTTTTTTAGAGAGATTTTTGAATTGTATCTTTTTCTCTTTTTGGTTCTATTTATCTCAAATCCACGTTTTTCAAGCATCCATAAATCAATCAAGGCATTGCTAAATACCAGTTTTTTCTATCAAAGGTGTATTAGGTGTATTATTTTTTAATGTCATTTGAAGCTAAAAATAAGTACTAATACAGCTAATACAGGCTAAATCGTATACTATATAGCAAATAGGGTGTAAATATATATATAGTATGAGTTAAAAGGTGTCTTAGCTGTATTACTCATAAACTATATTTTGTCTCGGTTTATCCTTACAAATAGCCAGCTTCTCATCTGTCTTCCTGTCTGTGTATCTGCTTTAAGCCGAGAATCAATATATGTTGCATACGTTGGCAACATTTTTCCAAGTCGATCTATTGTGATTCCTGATAATCCTCGCTTTTCAGCATATTCACTATATGCTTTGTGCATCTCGTTCTTACTTATCCAACCATCAGCATCTCTCTCTAAACAGTCATAACAAAAGGCAGCCAAAGGATCAGATCTTAACATTTGCTTTTTAATTTCTTCCGGCTCTACTTTATAAGTAAAGTCCTGATTTTGAAACAATCGACCTAAGCCCAAAATTGCAAGATTCAATATACCGGATAATTCGGATTCCGTAGTCAGCTTTGCCAGTAAATCTTTGTCCATATTTTCAGATTTGATTTTCTTAGTAAAATTGACCATTAGCCATCTGCTAAAGTATGCTGAATCATCAATATCTCGAGATAATGGTTGAGGCACTTTATTACACGAATAAACCAATTTACAAAAAGAATTAAATCCAAAGTGGTCGCCAAATTTCTTTTCAGCATCAATCGGACTGTTGCCGGTCAACATTTTGAACATTCCTGTATACTTAACTGCATTAGAAGGTAAATCATCATAGATATTTACCCATTTACGATATATTGCTGCCATAGAGAATCGGTCGCCAAGGTTTTGCAAAGCTATTCCAACAACATTTTTTTCTCCGATAAGAACTTTCAGAACGTTGATTAGCGTGCTTTTTCCAGTATCTCGTTCACCAACAAGAATCAATGCTTTTTTAATGAAGTGAGAACGATAAAGACAATAACCGAAAAACTCTTCAATTACTCTTATTTCTGCTTCACCAGTCAAAATTTCAGTCAAAAACTTTGAAAATTTTGGACACATTGCTCGAATATCATACTTTACAGGGATTTGATTGGTAAAATAATACTTATGGCTGTGTTTAGTCAATTTTCCAGTTCTTAAATTCACAATCCCATTTTTTACATTTATCAAATCCTTGTCTGTATCATCAAATTTATCTCTGTCAATATGGCTCATATTTATTATTTTGCTGATAATTTCTTGTATCTGTGCTTCTGTAACTAATTCTTCTAATATCTTTTGTATTCTGACTTTCAAGATTTTCTTTCCAGCAATATATATTCCCCTTTTATAAACAAAGACCTCGCTTCTCTCCTCGCCAATGCTCTTAACGTGATATCGCTTTTTTAAGTATTTAGCAATTTCAAACATTGCCATTTTTCTATCCTTTTTAAATGATTCTTTAAATTCCACTTCTTTTACATTTTTCCCTTTACTTTCTCTCGCACTTTTTAAAGTTTCGTCAAATGAATTTGTCATAATTTTTAATTTTAATTGTTAACCTTGATATAATCTCCTTTTGATTTCACTCACCATCGATAATACTTCTGAAGTAGCAAATTTTACGGATTTATCCCAAAAGCTATCAATGATTTTTTTAATCTCTTTATCCTCGCCAAGAAAAACAAAAGTCGATCTTTTACTAAATTCAGACTTTTCGATTTTCTTCAACTCCAATCCGCATAATCTTAAATGTACGGCAAGTTGAAGGTCTTGTGTTTTATATTCTTGTTGCATAATTTTCAATTTAATTAATTATTGTAATTTTCGAACTGCCTCGACAAAAGTTAACCCATCCCGTTCCATAACGTAGGCAATAGGATCCCATCCCCGCCCGCAAACAAAGCAGTAGGCAAATGAATGTCCATCTCTTTTTCTGATATATAGAGAAGGTCGTTTATCTAAATGGAAATTGCATAAAGCCCAATTCTTCCTAATTTCTTTTACAAGCATTTCAAAGGGATGGTCTCGAGCGATTTGGATTTCCAGTTCTGAAACTTGCTGCTTTGATTTAAATTCTACTAAACTTGCTTTAAGTCGCCGGATTTTCTTTATCATATTATCTAATTTTTTTCCTTTCCAGATTTCAATAATCTTTTCTGCAAACCAAGAATCATCGGATTTATCGTAAATCGCATTCAAGTCATCCCGAATCTCTTTGTCCAATTTTTCTATTTCTTCATCATAACCCCGTATCAATTCTCTGATTCTTTTTTTACTATCAGGAAAAACCAAAAGCCATTGTTTGTCGCTCAATCGAGGTCGAGTTGCAAAATATTCTCCCTCTAATGTTTTTAAGTTTTGCATAATTTTAATTTTAATTTTTATCCTCACCGCCTTTTTTAAATACAAAAAATGACGATGTTTGTATGCCAAAAATAGCATACCTACGTCGTCATTTACTTTTTTCAAGCTCGACTTTTAATTACATTTTTCAAAACCCCCGGCTCAGGAATTCACTGCTGAAAACTGAACAGGGGGTTTTACAGTGAATTCTTGGATTGAATTGATCTCTTAAATACTAATTACATTGTATCCTTTATAAAATCATTTGTCAATAGGACAACATCATAAATCTGTCTTGCTCACATCTATCGCATTGACTCTGTCGCCAACTGCTTCTATATTGAAAAAGACTTTATCACCTTTCGCTAAATCCTTAAACTCAACATCTTTGAGTTTAGTTGCGTGAAAAAATATATCATCACCTGTATCATCTCTTCGAATAAATCCAAAACCTCTATCAGCAATGATCTTTTCTATAATTCCTTGATTCATTTTTTTGTTTTTTTAATTAATTATTATTTTCTAAATTTTATACGCCCGCTAATGCTTTTAGCTCAGAATCTCTATTGATTAAACGAATTATTTTATTTGTAAAATCTAATTCATTTCCAATAAAAGCTCCTTCAAAATGAAAATTATAAGTAGGTTGATTTGGTACTGCTTCTCCTTCTCCTGCTGGAATAATTTTTTCTCCTCCGTGAACAACAGCTACTTGTGGTTCATTAGGTTGACCCGGTACAACTCCTCCTTCTTGAAATGATAATAATTCTCCAGCACTTTTAAATCCTCCTTTAATAATATCCCAACCAGTAACTTTTTGTTCTCCATATTCCTGTGCGTATGCTTCTCTTGCTGCTTTCATTAATCTTTCCGCTCGTTCTTCATCTCCTGCTTCTCTTGCTTCTTTTGCTTTTGCCATTACTTCTTGAGCCATAGCTTTGGTCTGTGCTTGTACTATTTCTAAATTCGCTTGTAATCCTCCAAGAAGTAAATTTAATCCTTGTACTGCCTTCATAACTATGGGTAATATCTTAGTTCCTAATTCCATCATTACAACATTTAAGTTGTTCTGTAATAATTGATACTGTTTTTCCATTGTTGCATTCTGTTTTTGAAAAGCAATGTCAAGTTCATTTGTATTACCAATCATATCTTCTATCATTTTATTCATTGCTGCTCCTCCATCTGTTGAGGTAAGTGAAAAAATAGCATTTGTTGCTTCAACAGAACCAAATAAATCAGTCAAAGATTGTTTGTCATCTCCTGCTGCTTCAGCAATTTCTAAAAGCATTCCCGAGAGTCCTTTAGATTGTAAAGTATTTAAATCGAATTGTATTCCTAATTTTTCAGCTGCTGCTCTGGCATCTGCTGTTGGTTTTAATATATTTGAAATTGCTGCTTTAATAGCTGTTTGAGCTTCTGCTGCTTTTAATCCTCCAGTAGTCAATACTGCTGTCGCTGCTGATAAGTCCTCGATACTAATACCAGTTTCCTTGGCAATATTGGCAACCTTGCCAAATCCTTGTGCCAATTCTGCAACAGTAGTTTTTCCATATTTAACAGTTTTAAAAAGAATATCTGCTAATTTATCAGCACTATGGGCTTCATCTCCAAAAACATTTATAGCTGAAGTTAGTAAATCGGTTGCTTCTTCAGTTGTAGCCAAACCAGCAGTAGCAAGTTTTGCACTTGTTTCAAGAACTCCCATTGCCTTTTTAGCATCTATTCCAGCAGATCGAACTTGATACAATGCTGCTGTTAAATCTCCAATATCTACCGGCATCCGCTTACTAATATCTCTAACCTTTTTCCCCATTTCTTCCATACTTTCCTTGCTTGTGTCAACCAATGTAGCAACATTAGTCATTTCCTTTTGAAACTTAGTAGCTTGTTTAACAGCACTAATTCCCATTTTTACAGCCATTCCAGCAATAGCAGCTCCGGCTAATCCTGCCCCTATTTTTAGAGCTTTCAATCTTTTTTCAGACATACTAAAGCTCTTGGATGCCTTTTTTGCAGACTCTCCTGCTTTTGTTAGTTCCTTTGAAGTCTGCTTAATTTGCTTACTCGCTTTATCAACAGCACTAATAACAATTTGTAATTTAGATGTATTTCCAATCATAATTTTATTCTAAATTTACTTTACTAATTTGATTAACCCTGTCTCTCACAAAATCAAAATCAGAACTCCTTAAATCTAATAAACGATTAAAAGCATTTCTTTTTTTCCCATCAACCGAAACTAAATACATTTCAATTAATTGATACTGAAGTTCTAAGATTTTTTTAATTCCTAATGCTTCGACAAGACCTTCTCCACTTTTCAAAACATCAATACCGATGCTTTTAAGCATCTTTTTATTTTCCCGAGCTGTAAGAAAACTTTTTAATACAATCTCGTTTTTACCTGTCGGGGTTTTAATTTTAATAATTTCTCGTTTCATTTTATTTAAAAGCAAAAGGGTGAGGATACAAACACAATATTTCAATGAGCGTGTAAATTGGTACTTCGCTACCTGATAATTAAAGATAACGAAAAAGTCGATTTGAGAAAAGAAGGTGGCAACCAAAATTTCTCTCATAAAACCTCACCCTTTGCCTGAAAAAACAAATATATATTTACTTTTTTAAAACACTTCTATAACAAACAAATTAATTCTATATTCCGGTCATACTACGCATTGCGTTACCGAGAACAACGTTCCCAGCAATTCTTTCAACAACACGAATAGCGGTTTGATCTTTAGTAAATGCAGTTTCAGTATCTTGTGTTACCTTAACGGACAATCGGTTTTTATCACCTAGCCAGTAAGTTTTCTTCATATCACCAAAGAACATTTCATCTGCTGAAATTTGGTTTGATTCAATAACTGGAAATCCGATGAGGGTAGGAGGTTCACCTTTTATTTGCGATTCCGCCCAAAGATATCTATTGTCCAAATCTTTTAACTTCCTGATGTTTCTGATGTTCTGGCGATGAATATAAAACTTAGCATTCTTGTGATATGCACCCGGTAAAGCATAAACCAAATCGATAATAGCATCAAAGCATAATCCTCCCGGAGCCACAAACGTAGGAATTGCAGCAGCTGCACGAGCTGTAACAATACCAGTTGGCTGAGTTGTTCCATTGCCAACCCAAATTACTCTATTTTCCTCCTCACCAATAGCTTCACTAAATAGAGAAATAATGAACTTGACAATGTCAATGTCAACTGAATCTTCAATCAATTCATCGGAAGCATACATAATGGCTGCCATTTTATAGACAGTCAAAGTTTCCTGACCAAATGCAGCAGTAGTTGTGGATTTAGCGACATTTTCTTCTGTCCAAGTTACTTTAGGACGTGTTGATAATGTAGGAATCTGCATAACATCTCTTTTCATTGGAATAACAGTTACTTCCTTTCTCATATAGTTCCCTTCTACAATATCCCTAATAACTTCAGATCTGAATTCTTCCGGCACGAGATACCCACCATCTGCATTTACTCCTTCTGCTAATGCCTTTAAACTGATTTTATCATTTCTCATCATAGCTTGCATAAAGGAAACGATTTTTTCGTCCTTAGTCAAATTTTCAACTCCTTTTTCCATCATTTCATCTAAGTTCAAAACTTGTCGTACTTTTAGTCCGGCATCTTCCAATTTTTGATTATCAATGCTTTTTCCTAATTCAATAATTACTTTATCCGCTGCTTTTTGCAGTTTTTTATCGTCTAACATAATTCTGTGTTTTTATTCCATTCAGGAAATAGAATTTTAATTATAAAGTACAAAAACAAACTTTTCGATAATAATCGGCTTCTTTGCATTATTGTTTCCTGACCAGTTAAATTTTTTACTGGATTTTTCAACCTTTTATTTTAAAATTCTTAAAAAATTCTTACTTTTCCTTTGGTACTTCTAACAAGTACGAACTTCGCAATAAATTGTAAAGAACTCAAACTTTGCACTTAATAGATCTTAAACAGGTAAGAAAAAGAAATATAATATTAGAAGCACCAAAGGAAAAACAAAAAACTCAAATCCTGTAATAGAATTTGAGTTATAACCCCGGGTTCTTGTGCTGTACTTATACTCGTAAGTATAATGACACTATACCTGTTTTATTTTAATAAATTATAGAGAACTAATCTTAATTTAATTTTATTATTTTTTTAAGTATCTGTCAAGTGTTTTTATCCACAGCTTTTTTGCCTTTGTTGACGTTATTTTTAAGTATTGATATTTTTATTTTTATTTTAATGTTATTTTTTCAACTTTATAAATTTATTTATTTCCTTATAAGAAAATTTTCGATAGTAGTTTTCGTCGTTAGTTAAAAATTTATTTTTAAAGAATACGTATCTTTATATATTATTCTTTATATATTATTCTCTATATAGTTTATCAGACATTAATGTCTGATAAAGATGTAAAGTTTTTGTCCTGTCTTAACCAGACAAATTTGTCCTATCCGGACTTCTTTTTTGGTTTTACATAAAGAGTATAAATATTTGTTTTATTTAATCCTCTTCTCTTAACATCTAAGAAATTGTTTTCTCTTAGGTCTTTAATTGCTCTTCCAATAGTTCTAATATCTTTATTAATATCTTTACCTAATCTTTCTTGACCCGGAAAACAATAATCTTTATGCCAAGCATAATACAACATCATTGAATAAACTAATTTAGCAGTATCACTAATCTTTTCATTTTTCAAAACACTAACAGGAACTTGTATAAAGCCCTCCTTTGTAAAAGTATCAGCACCTTTTAAAATAATATTCTTTTCCTTTGCTTCTTCAATTAATTTTCCTAAGTGTTGCATAAATTTATTATATCATAAATTATTATTGTCAAGAAATTTATTTTTCTTTAGATTTTTCTATCATCAAACCACTAATGATTAATACTGGAAACCAAGATAAATAATATATCAAAAGAAGATTAGGGTAAGATTCAAAAACACCAGCAAATAAAAAGATAATTGCTAATAAAAACCAAACTCCTATTAATTCTAATCCTATATTGAATTTATTTATTTTCATAAATCATCTTTCTCGTCTAATCTTCTAATTCCATCAACAACCATTATAATCCCCAAAAATAATCCAACCATACCTATAATAGTTCCTATTTCAAATCCAGTATTATTTATCCATTCTGCGACAATTAATGAAAGAGGAATCATTATGAGTCCAATTATTAATAGCATTTTACCACTTTGTTTTTTTTCAATCATTGCTCTNNAAAATCTTTTTCTTCTTCTGATTTATTGTTTTCTTTTTTCATAGATTTATTTTAACATTATTTTAAATTATAAATAAATTTAAATAACTGTTCCGCTTTTTGCTTTTTGCCATCTCAAATAATATCCACTTTTTGTTCTTTGCTTTTTATCCTTGCCTCTTTTTCCTATTGGCTTGCCTTCCTGTTTTGCACGTGTTAATCCAGAAATAACCCTACTTCGAATCATCTCTCTTTCTAATTCGGCAACACCAGATAAAATTGTATAAAAGAATTTCCCTTCAGGCGTAGACGTATCAATTCCTTGTGATGTAGCAATTAATCTTACTCTCCTATTCTTCATCTCTTCTAAAACTTGTAGGAGATGTATTGTTGATCTACCAAGTCGATCAAATTTTGATACGATTACAACCTTAAACTTTTTATTTCTCATCTCTTGAAGCATCAAATCTAATGCTGGTCGAGTTGTCTTGCTTCCACTAATTCCATTATCAGCATATTCTTTATAAATCTCATAATTATTCCTCTCACAATAATCTCTCAACTCCAAGAGTTGATTTTTATTTGTCTGATCAGAAGTACTAACCCGACAATACAAAGCTACTTTTGTTTTTTCTTTTTTCATAGATTTACATTTTAATTATTAATTATTTTAAATACTGGTTATAACAATTATCTATAGCGTTTTGTTTATTCTTTTCTGCTGTATCCCAAAATCTCGTTTTGGCAGTAATTACGCCCTCGTCATCTTTCGTTCCGTTTAATTCCATATAATCCCAATAACTTTTTTCTGCCCACTCAACACACCAGTCATAATCTTTTTGATTTGCTTCTTTTTCTAATTTTCCTGATAATATCTCTTGTTTTTCGGCATTAAGTTTCATTTGTAATTGCTTTTCTATTGAATTTTGTTTCATAGCTTGAGAAATAATTATTCCACTACCAATCAATAATCCTACAATTACGAAACCGATAATTATTATTATTTCTTTATTTATTTTAATTTTCATAGTTTAATTTTAATTATTAATTATTATTGACCTTTCAATTACAAATTTAATAAAGAAATTACTACAATTCCAACAACAGCCAAGAAGGCGATTGCTAACATAGTAAACGTAAGGATCTTAAATGTCTTTTCCATAGTTTTGTTTTAATAATTATAAAAGCCCGAGCGAAGCTTGCAGGCTTAACAACTCGGGCGTGATATGCAAATTGCTGCAAGCTTCTACTTTAATTGTATGTT